GCAACGGTCCAGAATTCCACCCGTTTTTCCAGCCGCCCTAATTGGGAGCAGCGGCCATTACGGTTCGCTGCTCCCATTAGAATTGTGACTAGTTGTGCAAGGTGCGCCATTGCCTAATGGTGTCATCCTCATTGCGGCGGAAGTGTTCGACCGCTGACAAATTCATACCGATGAAGATTCGTACGTTAATTTCGTGGATGTCTTTGTAATCCTGGTTGAAACGGAGTGTGTTCTTTACATGCTCAACCAGAGCCTGAACGTAATTCGAGAAGTCGATTATGTCCTCAGAGATATACGAGACATTGAACTCCTTCGCATCATCGAAGTAAGAGTTTGAGTGTGCCTGCGCGAGAAACTTCATTTTAGTTCTCCTCCGAGAAGATACGACCAGCGAGATAGATGATTCCGGCGAGAGCGAGCAACGCCATTAGCTCAGCCCTTCTTAGCGAACGTGTAGCTTCCTGAGTTACCCTGGCGAATCATAAGCCGCCCGTTCTTAGACCATTTAGTTTCGTAGCTGTTGAAAAGCGCGTCGAACTCGGAGAGATATTCCTTGTACGCCTCAAAACCGTAAAGCTCCCAATCGTATTCGTCGCTGATAACGCGAGAGCTAATAGAGGTCTGCCGATAGTCGGCGTGAATCCAGCACGAGGGAGCAATGCCACACATAAGGCTTATGGTCCAGACAATAAGCGCGAGCATTGTGTTCTCCCTGGCTACTATCGGCTGCGTTCTGTTGTGTCTCTATTATATAGCTCCGTTTGGATGTTGTCATAAAATTTCCACCCGTTTTTCCCATAGTAATTTACCCTTACTGAATAACTAAATCACCTTGTCAACCCACCTTTATTCTGCTACGATTAACACATGGATAATCCACTTCGCATCATCCGCACTTACAATGGCTATACTCTCGAAAAGATTTCAACGATGACCGATGTAACTCGTCAATACATCGACCAGCTTGAAAAAGGTTTCTACGAAGTTCCCAACTTCTCAGTTCTCAGAGCCTATAGCAATATAACAGGTAATGAACTAAGTGTTGGTGAACTTAATAACAGCTATAGCGAATGGCGAATTAGGAACCGGCTCGAAAGCGTGAAGCGTTATGGCCTACAGCCGATTAAGGAACACCTAATGCAACCCCACCTAACCCGAAAGCCCCCTGTAGACGACGCCGGAGGCGTGAAAGTAGTTCTCCGTCAACCCAACTTTATCAGTGACCGGCAACCCAGGTACAGGGTTTTCAAGAACTGGAGAGAATTTTACTTTACTACTCAATACGAATTCTGTGTAGCGATGTGTGTGCGTCCCAGGGATGTAAGTCGCTATGAGATTGGCCATGCTAGAGGGATGCCACATACCCTACAGGTAGCTATGGGAAACCTAACGGAAGGATTTGCAGTTGAGTACCGGTGAAAAAGTTAATCTCAAGAAGCATAGACATCAACTACTTAAGAGCAAAACTAGCCTTACCTATTGGTGCCTAGTTAAAGGATGCTGGTTTCATATTGGAACTAAACTTCCTAAGACAGATAACTACTCTATTTTGAATAGGTATTACTATGGCTGCTACTAAGCGTGAGTTCCTGGAACCATGGGAACGTGAAGTCGTTCTATTTATAGAGCGTTGGCACAGCATGTATGGAACGCTTCCTGATGATAATCAAGTAATCGATTACCTTAATAGCATTGACTTTGAACTAGCTTTTGAAAAGCTTGTCGCGCTGAAGCGTGATTTTCTTTTTCAGGAGTCAATGCGGGTCCGTGGAATTTTCATCGATGCTAATGAACGACTTAAGACAGGTCAGCTTAGTCCCCGTCAAATGCAAGCTGCTGCTACTATGCTTAACTACGTAGATGGTAGAAGTGACGCTAAAAAGTTGAGAGATCTAGGTATCACAGCTGAAGAGTGGGATAGCTGGATGCTTAATGAAGGTTTCGCTAATTATGTAAATGGTCGCGCTGAAAGGATGATGAATAATCTTACACATGAAGCGCATAAGGGTCTAATTAAGGGAATGAGACAGGGCAACACTAAATCAATTGAGCTTTTCTACGAACTGACCGGACGTTATACTAAGAATCAAGACAGTGGGATTAATCCCCGACAGTTCATCGGTCAAATCTTGGAGATTATTCAGCGTCACGTTAAAGATCCTCAGACCCTTAATCAAATGGCGTTGGAGATGAGTCAACTAGCTATTGAAGCTTCATCACCGGCTCAAACAACGATTAAGGTAGGACCTACAGCGATAACCCATAGGGAACTGGAGTTTTGATGGAACTAGCTCCTACAGGTAAAATAAAGCAACAGCGCGTCACCCCTGTAGAGACGCCCGAAGGGCGGGAGGTTAATTCTCCTAATTACACCCCACCACCTAATGTAGTTAAAAATTTCCATACCAGGTCGGATGTAGACAGTAGTTCTAGCAGTCAGCATCACACGCTGGGAGTTAAAAGAACTCAAGCTTCTCAAGGAAACCATAATCATGATGGTGTAACTTCCTTGAAAATAGCCAAAGGTGCAGGCTTGACCCTGACCGGAAGTAAGGGTGGAAACACAGCTCTTACTAATTTGATTAATATGTTGAAGCCTTATGTCGAGTTTACGGATAACACGACATGAACTGTCCAATATGTGACCGTGAAATGACAGAGCTGTCAGTTAATAGACTTAAGCTCGAACGTGCGTGGTTTTGTAGCTACTGTACTTACAACTTCTTGGAGCTAATTAATGCCGTGTCAGAAGGCTGAAGAAGAGTGCAACGTCTGTAATTCAGGTGACTGTATGAATCTTAATGGAGATGAAGCTCCTGTAGATCTTTCGGAGGAATAAATGGGAACGTACACAACTTATTTTAAATTTTATAAACCAGGGCCTACAGAACTTGTAGACGCTGAAACGGATGTTGCTCAAAACCTTCGTACTTTTGATAAACTAGCGAAAGGTATGTTTGAATATCAAAATACTGATGTAAGTTCTATTAGTAGTCTAATACCTCTTGAAGATAAACAATCTGGAGCCCGCTACTATAAGACTTACTCTAATTCAATTTATTTTATTAATGATGACTTGAATACTGAACAAGATCCTGTAACTAATGCAGATTTTATAGATTTGTCTTCTTATCTGATTAATGGATTTAATCCCATACCAGGTGGTTATGTAGCATATAAACTTACAGGTAATTCTGGTACTTTGTCACAGCTTTGTGAGCTAGAAGGAGAGATACGTCTTAATATTTATGATGCAATGACAGTTAATACAACCTATACAGTAGCTACACTGCCTTCACCTGTTTGGCCTTCTGTAGGGCATTATTTTGATTTGTCAGCAGGTAATACAGGGCTTAATTATTCAATGGGACGTATGCTTATTAATACTAATGGAAATATGACATGGACTCGTTATGGTGATACTATAACAGCTGGTAGTACAGAAAATAAAATTAGCCTGTCCGGTATACGTTTTTGGTTGGGAACTACTCCATGAGTTACTTTAGTTTTACAAATGTTACTCCACCTCCCAATGATGAACTTGTTAATGAAATTACTCACCTAAATAATAATTGGGATCACCTAGACGCTAAAATAGCAGCTCTACAGGGTCATGGTTCTTTTACTAATCAAGAAGTAGGACAGGAAGTTATAGTTCTTAATACAGGTAATCTTAGTCTAGGTGTTTGGAATGGTTCAACATGGGTTTTTCCTTCACAGCCTAATAGTGCATGGACAACATGGACAGCTTTGCCTTTGACTTCTTCTCCTATAGCTCGTCCTAGTTTTACTCCTCGTTATAGAGTTAATACTGGACTAAAAGTAGGTGAACTAACTGGTGGATTGCAAGTAGACGGAGCTGCGTCGGCTTGGACTGCATCTGCAATAGTTACAGTTACTCCAACAACTACAGGAGTTTTGGGATCAACTTATACTCCAGGAACACGATTCTATACAGGTGATTGTGCTACATCTATCCCGACTTCAAATGTTGCTGGAGGCCAATGGATGATAGATAATGCAAATGATGGTTTTAGATTGAGAGTACGTTTTATGGGTACTTCTGGAGGAGGTAATTTCCTTCAGCTTAATGGCATAAGGTGGTTTTGGTAATGTCTGATGAGACGACAGATAATTATGATTTTGTATTGCCTAATAATAATTCTTTGATGAAAGATCCTGTAAAATATCTTAATGATAACTGGACAAAAATTGAGAACATTCCTGCACCTAATATCATCACAGATAATCTTCCTACTGCGGGTGATTATAAGCTTTATGATCGTATTTATTATACTAATGATAGCAGTATTTATATTTTGGTAGTTAATGACCCTAACTGGGGATTTGTTTGGCGACCAGTTCATTCGTATATAAGTCCATGGCAAAGTCTTCCATTTACTATTTATTTTGATGGAAGTCTATGGCAGAATACAGCAAGCCCTAATAGTCCTCAGATTGCTATGGATAATCGAGGACGTATTTATTGGCGTGGAGCTGTTACATACATACCTGGTGCTATTCCTCGTAATACGAGTTTTAGGCTTTTTAAAGACATGCCTGCTGGAATTGCACCTTCACGCTCTAATACTTTTATGCTTGGTCTTAATTCATTGAGTCTCTCAGGTTCAGGTTTGGGTATGTGGCAGGGAGCACGTCTTTATATGGAGGCTCCCGATACTAATGGGCTAGGTTCTAATCCACGATATACAACAGTTCGTGTATTTGGTGGGTCTGTTGATCCAGCTACAAATATTTATCTTAATATGAGTTATTATCCTGGTGAAAAGGCTTACTATGGCACGTGATCGTAAAATCGTAACTATACATGATGCACTTAAAGAATTGGGAAGTAATCTAAGTAAACTCTCTTATGCACCAAACATGCATAGCTATGAACCACATATTAAGCAAAAGAAGTTCCATAGCTCACCTAAGAAGCGACGTCTGTATATCGGAGGTAACCGATCAGGTAAAACCGTTGGTGGAATTATGGAGGATATTTGGTGGTCTACAGGAAAGCATCCTTTTTTGAATCTACCTCAGCGGCCTATGGAAGGTCGTATTGTAACCGTTGATTTTACCTACGGTCTTAATCAAATTATCATACCTAAACTTAAGCAATGGATACCTCCCTCAGAACTTAGGGGAGGTTCTTGGTTTACAGCTTATGATGCTGGTTTGCGCGTACTTAACTTTGAAAACGGTTCAACTATTGAGTTGATGTCTTATGAACAGGACATGGAAAAGTTCGCTGGTGTTCCTCGTGACTGGACTCATTTTGACGAGGAACCACCTAAACCAATCTATGATGAATGTCAAGCTCGACTAATTGACCGAGCTGGTAGGTCATGGATAACTATGACACCGCTCGATGGTATGACGTGGGTTTATGATCTACTCTATGAACCTGGAATAACCGGAAATCCTGGTGTAGATGTTATCCAGGTTGATATGGCAGAAAATCCTTATATCGATCCAGAATCACGAGATGAATATCTTAGTAATCTGGATGAAGATGATATAGCAGCACGAAAAGAAGGTAACTTCGTTCAACTCGGTGGTTTGGTTTACAAGATATTTAAACCAGAGATACATGTAATAGATCCTGTAGATCCTGTAGAGTTTTCAGGTCAGAATTATAAACATTATATGTCATTGGATCATGGCTTTAATAACCCCACAGCAGTGCTATGGCATGCTGCTGATGTAGATAACCGAGTCTATACTTTTGATGAACATTATGTAGCAGGCATGACTATTGACTTTCATGCTAAGATAATTAAACAAAAAGAACTTGAACATAAACGTAACCCTGACATGCGGATATGCGATCCAGCGCTCGCGCAGCGTCAGGGTGTTACAGGCACCTCTATTCAAACTGAATATGCTATTCGTGGCGTAGGTATGGTCTTGGGTAATAATGACGTAATTACTGGTGTAGCTAAAGTTAACCAGTATCTAGCTATTCAGGCTGATGGTAAACCTTCTTGGCGAATTACTCGTAACTGCGCTAACCTGATTAAAGAAATAGCTCGACTAAGGTGGAAGACTTGGGCAAGTAAAAAGCAGGCAGCGGATAATAATCCGTATGATCAGATTCATAAAAAAGATGATCATGCGTGTGATAGTGCTCGCTACTTCTTTTCATTTATGCCCAGCCTTAGGCAAACTGTACCACCCCCTGTAGTTAGACAAGTTCCTTCAGGATTTGGGGGAGTACCTAGGAATCCTAATACTGGATTTATAGATTCAAATCTTACTCCTTCAGCTCTTGCAGGAAATAAAGAAACTCAGTGGCAAATTCGACTTAACGAGGATTAGTCATGGTTGATATTAATCAGGAGATTCTCAATAACCCTGATCTGGGTAAGGCTTCTCATCTTCCTTATCTTGATGAAGTTACTGAGCAACTTAATGAAAACCTTCACGCTAAGCGTGAGGACCGTGAGCCGGAAGAGATTTCCCCTAAGAACGAATACTCAACCGGCGCAGTAGCTGTTCACGGATTTACTACAGAACTTCAGCGTAGGACTGAAAATGCTGATTCTTCTGTAGAGGCCGATAAGGCTATTGCTGACGAAGACTGGAATAAGGCTGGTCAGGTTCCTCTTTCTGAGGAAGAAAAGGAAGAGCAGGATAAGAAATCTGAGACCGAAAAATCCACAGGGAATACCACTGAAAGTAGTCTTGGATCTCCTCAGGAAGAAGAAGAAAAGCGCCTTACTATGAAGGTTACTTCTACTAGGCGAACTTCTGCTAAGAAGACTAGCTAATGACAGATGTTAATTCGCGTATTCAAGTACTAGATTTTGCTCCAGCTAATCCAGGTACCTGCATTTTGTGCGGAAGTGCCGGGGGTGATAGCCGCAAGTTTATCGACTTCGGCTTTCAGTTTGATATGTATGGTGCAGTCTATTTCTGTAGTTTCTGTATGGAGTCTACAGTAGAGACTCTAGGCTATGTATCTAAGCTGGATCTAGAGGTAGCTAACGATAAGCTTATTGAAATTCAAAATATTGTCGGTAAATACATTGTAACGAATCAGGCGCTTAAACATGCTTTGGTGGCAGTTTTCACTTCTAGCTTTGATCGCAACATTGATATTGATGAGCTTTTGTCTGTTCTTTTGGCTAATGTGGAAAAACAGCTCGAAGCTTATGACAAAGCTTATGGATCAGAACCTGTATCTGACGAAACTAGCAGCGAGCAAAGACCTAAGCACGTTCCAGCAGCTAGAAAAAAGCTCAACCCTGAGTTCTAACTCTTCTGTAGAATTTATGCCATCAGACGATGCTTCTATGGTAGAATATCTACAGAAATCTTATAGAGAAGCTGGAATAGATCCCAGTAATGCGATAAATCAAGATGATATTGTAGACTTTGGTGGTTTTGATAACTTTCGTACTTAAGGAGGAGGGAGCTAAGTGGCACAGAGTGTAATTCCTCCTCAGCCAAAGCTTTCTCGGAAGCAAAAGCAGGGCAATAAGGAAATAGAGAAAAAAGTTGTAGAGTGGACACACAGTAAGCAGTTTCAATGCAAAACTGTGCGTCAGATTTATGAGCGTCAGTGGTATTTGAACATAGCTTTTTATCTAGGAAAGCAGAATGTTCAGTTTCTAAATGTGCAGGGAACTAGTCCAGGTGGTTCGACGCGCCTGTATACTCCTCCTGCACCTTTTTATCGTTCACGTCCTATTATGAATCTTATACGTCCTGCTATTCGTACAGAACTTGCTAAGCTTACAGCACAGAAGCCTACAGCTGTTATTGTTCCCTCTACTACAGAAGACAGAGATTTGTATGCTGCCCAAGCAGGTGAACAAATCTGGGAATCTATCTATAGAGACAAAAGGCTCAAGCAAAAGTTCCGTCAAAATGTAATGTGGACTCTTACTACAGGTAACGGGTTCATGAAAACGTATTGGGATTCTAATGCACAAGACAAGTCTGGGGCCCAAGGGGATTTTTGTTATGAAGCCGTAAGTCCATTTCATCTTTTCTTTCCTGATATGCTTTGCGAAGATATAGAAGATCAGCCATATGTTATACAGATAACTACACGTACTATTGATTGGATTCGTCTTAATTATCCTGATATTAAGGTTGAACCTAATGTTACAGAAGCGTCCGATCTATTTAATGATTCGTTTCTTCAGCTTGTAGGTGCTACTGATGTTCGTAGAGATTCAGTTGTTTGCCATGAAGTATGGATCAAACCAAAACAAGTAGATTTTCTTCCTAATGGAGGAATGTTTACTCTTATTGGTGATAATCTCGTACAGTTTGTAGAAACTAATCCTTATATTCATCAGCAGTTTCCTTATGCCCATACTCGTCATATTCCAGCTTCACGTTTCTATGGTGAGTCTGTAATTACGGATCTTATTCCTATCCAGCGTGAGTATAATCGTACACGTGGTCAGATCATTGAGAATAAAAATCGTATGGGTCATATTAAGCTTCTTTACGCGAAGGGCTCTGTAGATCCGACTAAGATTAATACCGATCCTGGGCAGGGTATTCCTTATGAACTAGGTTTTCCTGCACCTCAGCCTGTACCGCCTGTACCACTTCCTAACTATGTTCTACAGGAAGTTGATAGGCTTAGGATGGATTTTGAGGATATATCGGGACAGCATGATGTATCGAAGGGGCAAACACCACCAGGTGTCACAGCAGCTACTGCTATTTCGTTCCTTCAAGAGCAAGATGAAACAATGCTCTCGTCTACCTTCCAGAGTATTGAAGAAACCTTTGAAAAAATAGGTTATCAAACTCTATGTCTTGTTAAGCAGTATTGGAATGTCCCTCGTATTGTTAAAGTTACTGGTACCGATGGTCAGTTTAGTGCTATGACTTTTAAAGGTTCTCAGATCGGTGATAATACAGATATACGAGTAGAGGCAGGTTCTGCTCTTCCAACTTCCCGCGCTGCTAAGCAGGCGTTTATTATGGACCTTATGTCTCAAGGCTTTATTCAGCCTGAACAAGGTCTTGAGCTTTTGGATATGGGTGGAGTTCAGCGACTCTACGATAACCTTAAGGTCGATAACGCTCAGGCTTCACGTGAAAATCTTAAGATGAGCGCGGTAACTCAAGAGATGATTAGTGCATATCTTGAAAGTTACATGCCAGACCCCGTTATGCAACAGCAGCCGCAGAATTCGACTATTGAGTCTATTCTAGGTATTCCTGTCTCTAATCCTCAGCCTGATTTGAGTGGAGACCTGTCCATGATGGGTCTTAGTTCAGATCCTATGGCTGAAGATCCTACGGCTCAACAACAACAACAATCACCTTTTATTGACCCTCATACAGGACAGCCTCTAGTTGATGGAACTGGACAACCGACTGAACCTCCTCTTATTGTTCCTGTCAATAGTTACGATAACCATCAAGTACATATCCAGGTACACAATAATTTCCGTAAGTCACAGGCTTATGAAACGCTTCCGCAAGAAACTAAGGATCTTTTTGAACAGCATGTAAATCAGCACCTAATGGCGCTGGGTGTTATTCCTGGACAACCGCAGCCTACAGGTGAGATGATGGATTCAGGTGCAGCTCAGAATTCTCCTGTAGCTTCTTCAATAGATCCTCAGGCTTCTGAACAACAGCAAGCTAATCCTTTTCAGCAAGACCCGCAGGGAGGTACACAACCTAATGGCTAATATAGAACTTAGTCCTCCGGATATTAATTTTACTATCTCCACTAAGGCTGTAGCTAGTCCAGGATCAAGTTCAGGTCTTGCTACACCTCTTAATTATTCTTCTATCTCAGCTCTCGATACTGCCCTCGCAGCTGTTAGTGGGTCTTATTATACTACTGCTCGGCTCGACCAGATGGGAGTTAACGACAAGGTTTACGCTCTCAGGATGCATCAGGATGCGACTACTGTCGCTAATTACCTGTCGAACACTACCCCGTAGGTGACTTAAATGGCTACTCCTCCTCAGATGAAAAAGAAGCTTCCACCGTGGATGCAGGGTAAAGGAAACGCTAATTCTGGTGTTTCTCGCTTTATTAATAAGGGACAGAATCAGAACCAGTCCGACTCTAATGACTCTGAAAAGGGTATTAGGGGAGCGGCTGGCCGTAGGCTTAAGGCTATTCAGAAGCAATCTAATCCTTCTTGACCTTTTCCTGTAGACCCTTCTAAACTTTATATCAGGTTCAGGGCCTCCCTTAGCTGGGCAAGGTACAAACCGGAATAGGATACCTTATGGGTACCCCTGTAGAGTCGTCCGATAGTGGTGAAGTTACAGAGCCAACTACTACCTCTTCTGATCAGGGAGGTAATAGTTCTCCAGGGACTAATCCGGCTTGGAATGACGTACTCAGTGTAATTCCCGAGCAGCTTCACTCTCAGGTTACTTCTCACTTTCAAAAGTGGGATCAGGCGGCTAATAGTAAGATTTCCAGTCTGAATAGTCAACTGGAGCAGTATAAGCCATTTATGGAACATGGTATTGATGGTGACATCCTTACTCAGGGTGTTCAGCTTCTTTATCAGCTTCAGAATGATCCCAAGTCTCTATACGATGCTCTTGTTCAGAACTTTAATTTTAGTCCTGAAGAAGCAGCTGAAGCAGTAGAGGAAGCTACAGAAGAATCTGAGAATAGTAATCCTGAGTTTAAAAAGCTTCAGGATGGCTTTGAACTGCTCGCGCAGCACGTTCTTAATCAGGAAAATCAGAAGCAAGAAGCTGCTGCTGATGCTCAACTTGATAAAGACTTGAAGGCTGCGGCTGAGAAGCATGGAGAATTTGACGAGCCGTACGTTCTTTATCAGATGTACACGCACGGTAAGTCTATGGATGAAGCCGTTCAGGCTTATCAGGACATGGCTAATGGAATTCTCCAGAAGAATCAGTCTCCTTTTGCTCCCAATATTTTGGGTAGTAGTTCAGGAAACGGTTCTGGTCTTCCTTCTCAGGCTACAGATGTAACTAAGCTGAACAACAATGATACTAAAGCTCTTGTTGCTCAGATGCTTAAGGCCCAGCTTGGATAATTTACGGAGGATATACCGTGGGCGCTACGCTTACTACTGCATCTAATATTCTGAAGGAAATTTACGAGCCAAAGATTCGTGAACAGCTTCAGAACTATCTCAAGACTTCTAAGCGTCTTGAACAATCTACAGAAGGTGTAACTTCTGAAGTTGGCGGTAAGTACGTTAAATTCCCTCTCCACACGAAGCGCAATCCTGGTATTGGCGCTCGTAATGAGATGGAACTTCTGCCTGTCGCCGGTAATCAAGGCTATGACAGCGCCCAGGTTACTCTTGCGTATCTTTATGGTGCTATTCGACTTTCCGGTCAGACTTTTGAACTTGCTAAGTCTAATCCCCAGGCTTTTGCATCAGTTCTTGATCAGGAAGTTGAAGGTATTCAACGCGACCTTGCGAAGGACTTTAACCGTCAGGTTTATGGTACTTCTGTAGGCGCTCTTATGACAGCATCTGCTGCTTATGCTGTAAACACTATTACGACCACCAATACACAATACATGGAAGTTGGTCAGGTTGTAGATATTTACGATTCTACCGGTACTACTCTTCGTGCTTCTGGTCGTAATGTCACTACGGTAACTAAGAATACAAGTGTTGTGGTTGATGGTGCAGCAATCGCTACCGGCGCTTCTGGTGACATTGTAGTTCGTACTGGTAATCTTAACCGAGAGACTATTGGTCTTTCGCAGATTGTAAATGATACTTCTGTTTTGTTTGGCGTTAACCCGGCTACGGTCCCTACCTGGAAGTCGGTTATGAACGCTAATGGTGGAACTAATCGTCCTCTTTCTGAATCTCTTATGATTCGGATGGTGGATGATATCTACACTAATGGCGGTAATACTACTGCCATCTTTACTACTCTTGGTGTTAGGCGTTCGTATTTTAACCTTCTTGTTCAGCAGAGGCGTTATGCTGACACCAAGGAATTTACTGGAGGCTTCAGCGGTCTCGCATTTACTACGGATAACGGCGATATCCCTGTAGTAACTGATGTTGACTGCCAGCCTAACCGTATGTACTTTATTAATGAGAAGGAGCTTAAGATCTATCGGGAGGGAGACTGGTCCTTTATGGACCGTGATGGGTCTAAGTGGTTCCGCGTCGCTGGTTACGATGCTTATGATGCAACTCTTTTTAAGTATTGTAACTTTGGAACGCATCGGCGTAACTCTCATGGTCTTATCAGTGACGTTACTGAAAGCTAATAGTCTTCTGTAGTATTAGCCTCACTACAGGAAAAGAAAAGCCGCTACAGGAGGTAACTCTACGCCCCTGTAGCGGCTTTTTTAATTTAAGGAGAAGTCATGGCAGGTAGTATAAATGAATTGACACAAGAACTTCTTGAAGCTCTTGTTAATGGAGATGTAAATAGTGGGGTAGCAGGTTTTACTAATATTGGTGGAGTAGTAGCACTTAATGTTTTTACGCGTCCCGCTGCTACTGCATCAGTTGTTTCACTTACCAATGCAACTGCTGTATCAAATGGTTCTACTTATGACTGTGGTTATGTAGCCTTTGCTACTGTTGTACAGATTACATCCTCTGCTGCCCTTACAGCTGGTCAAATTAAAATTCAGGGTTCTCTTGATGGAACTACTTGGGCAGATATGAAAACAATTGATGCAACTGCTGATTTTCCATCCGCAGTTAGTAAAATCTATAGCTTTGATACTACTAATACTGCTAAAGTATGGCGTGTAGCTATTACAACGACACTTACTGGTGGCAATGTCACCGCTCGTATTCGGAGTTCTTGATGATTCTTAAAAACGATGGAACTATCTATTTTCCAGATCAAAATGGACATTTTGTTTCTGAAAATCAGCGTCGTATAGCAGAAGTTCTTCAGGACTATGATCCCAATCTAGAACTACAGTGGATACCTCCTGTAAATCGAGGTCCGCAGGATTATGCTTTTAGAATTGTGTGTAGAAATAATCGTGGTAGTGATTATGTAGTTTGTTTTGCTAATGAATGCGATGAACGTCTACTAGCCAAGGTTTTTCATTCAGATCAGCAACGCTTTAATAATAATACACTTAATTATCTTGACGCACATAACGCCGCTATAGAGGCTATTAATCTAAAGCGTGCTATGGAAGAACGTGAAGAGGCACATAACCTAGCTTATAGTGCATGGACAAGTTCTAAAATTCATTATAAACATAATGGAATTGACTTTGGTAAGCCATTTGGAGGGAGGTTTGAGTGAACGTACAGGATATTATTAATCGTGTGCAGCGTACTTTCGGAGATGAAGGTAGTGCACAGATTAGCTCTATCGATATTATTCGATGGATTAATGATGCTCAGGTAGATATTGTTAAAGATAATGAAAATCTTCTACAGGCAAATGGTACTGCTGACATCGTAGTTTCTACAGGAACTTATACTCTTCCTTCTGATATCTATAGGCTTGCTGGACTTCAGTATCAGGGATTTAAGCTTAAATCACTTACTCGTAATGAATTTGATGAATATGTAAATGGCTACGCTTCTCCCGCTAATTTGAACCCATATGGACCTGGTACGCCTGAATATTTTACAATTTGGAACAATATTATCAAGCTTTTTCCTATTCCTGATACTTCTATTACTGGTGGTTTGATTATTTATTACACTAAGCGACCTTCTGCCATTACAACTACAGCAGATGCGCTCTCAATTCCAGCCGAATATCATAACGCTATAGTTAATTACTGTTTGTCTCAAGCATATGAGCTGGACGAGAACTATGATGCAGCAGATCGACAGTCTAATAAGTTCAGCAATACTACTATGAAGCTTAACGATGCAAATACTTGGTCGACACGAGACGTTTATCCTAGTATTACTGTAAATCCTGAAGATGAGACTTTTGGAGGAGCTAATGGCTTCTTCTATAGCTGAGCTTAAGATAGGTCCATTTTCTGGAGGTATTAATACTGCGTCTGACGGATCAGCTATTGCTGATAATGAACTTGTAGATTGTGTTAATTTTGATGTAGACCTGGATGGCTCTCTTAAGTCTAGGCCACCATGGCGTGTTTTGTATGGCATTCAGACATCTGTAACTGATACAACAGCCCCTAAGTGTTCACAAACTGTACTTGGTACTTTTGTATATGGTGGTGTACGATTTATTCTTTTTACTTTGCATATTGAAACTACAACCACCATTACAGATAGTGTTCGTATTTATTACATGGATGGTGTTAACGCTGGAAATGTAGTTCAAATTGGAACAGGTCGTTTTAGTAGAGCTATTCGTTATGGAGATGATATTTATATCGTTCCTGATATTAATACTACACATGGTGGATTGAAGTATAGCCTCAATGATGGTGTCGTTACTGTACTTGCTACAATGCCTACAGGTTATTCTGCTGCTGTTTACAAAGATCGACTCTGGATTACAGGAAGACGGGCTGTAGTAACTGCGCAAAATAATGTTACTGGTGGAAGTTCTCGTCTTTTCTTTTCTAATCTAGGAGATTTTACAGGCTGGCCTACTTCTCAATTTTTCGATATTAATCCCGGAGATGGAGATGCTACACAAGAACTTGTAGTTTATCAGGATAATCTTCTCATATTTAAAGATAGTGCTACTTATGTACTTGCATATGATACTCAGCCCACAGCGGCGACTCTTCTTGTTGTAAATCCTGATATAGGAGTTCAGGGACCGCGCACTGTAGTTTCATATGAAAACTCAGTTTTTCTGCAAATGCATAATAAAGTTTATGAAATGGCTAATTATGACTTTAACCTTATCAGCGTTAAGATGCCATTTGAATATGACACTACTGTACCTACAACTGCGCCTTATGGAACATCTTCACAGAGTTTTAAATGGCCAATCTTTATAAGTTTGGTGGGGGATAGACTTATCTCCCGTTTTTATAACCGTCTATATATTTACCATACACGCCTAAGAGCTTGGACTAGGTATGAAAGTAATGACACTAATATCCATTATCTTGGTCCAATTGTTGAGCTAGATAGCACTAATGCTGGGCCTGTTCGAGGTTGGAAAACCTTTATAGCAACTAGTGCGTTGACTCTAACTCCTGATTCCTTTAGTTTTGACGGTACTGAAAATAACTGGTTCAGATATACTAAGCTATTTATAATGGAAGATAGATACGAAGAAAGTAATACTGAATTTGGTAACACACTCGATACAACGCCTGTAGACATAGATTTGGATATTAAAACTAAAATCTACGATATTGGAGTATCTCATAGATTTAAACGTCTGTTTCATTGGGGTGTAGATGTAATTACAGGTAAGGATGTAACCGGTATTCTTACACCTTTCTCTATTGAGTATCGAGTAACTTGGGAAACTCTGCACAATTATCACTGGCATGATCTTCAAACTTGGGGTTATCCTTTGTATGGAAACCCTGCTACAACTCAGATTCAGCCTGTGGAATCAGGCCTGTATCGTCGATTTATTAGATTTCCTAAGAGTTTGCGTTTTAGACTTCTACAGTTTCAAGTACAGATGATGACATCAGGTAGTACCGTAGATGGACCAGCTAGGCTTTATTCACTTACTGCCTTTATAGCATCAAAACAGCTTGTTCCTAAGACATTCAACTAAGGAGGGGATATGCCTATTGTCGATCTATTTGGTAATAATAGAGTTCCTAATCCTCCTCCAGGTATGGGAGGCTTTAACTCTTACTCAGCGGGTAATAAACGATATGGTGGGGGGCGATCTATGCCTAATATTGGTCCTGTGTCGGATATGCTGGGGTATAATCAACGGGATAATGAAGCACAGGCTCGAAAATCAGCTATTTTGCGGCGTCTTAAGGGTCAGTCTACAGGAAACCCTATGAATAACTCAGTAATCAGCGCGCTTGGGGGAGGAGGGTTTATATAGTGGATATAGACTGGGTTAACAACGCCATTAGTAAACGCTTGGGTATAACTAATAAGCCTGCCCCTACAGGAGTCAACTACACTCCTGTAGGTGTAGGTCCAGGAATACCTCACCGTCCTCCTGTTAAAGCTAATCCACCTACTAAAGCTGCACCAGCTAAGCCTAAAGCTCCGGCTAAAAAGAAGACCTCTACGTCTAAAAAGAAGCAGTCAGCTCTTGATAAGTGGCTAGCTGGAGATACTACATATCAACAGCAGCTCTCTAACTATAATAAAGAGAAATCTGATTACCAGGCTCAATATAATACACAGGTAGGCAAAACTAATCGAGATTATAATACCACACAGCGTTCTATGAATCAGCAGGCTGTAAAGGATCGAGATCAGCAGGCTAATGACTTTGCTGGTCGTGGTATTTTGCATTCCGGTGTTTATGCAAAAGCTCTCGGTGATTATAATTCAGACTTCAATACCAAACTGACTAATCTTCTACAGGGACGTACTGATTCGTTGGGGGATCTTTCTTCTGATCATACTAATTTCCTGAGGCAGATAGCTTTGGATTTGCAATCAGCTAAGCAGGATGCTATTCGGCGCAGGGCGGAGAAACTGGGGATTTAAATGGCAGACTATTCGTATCTTAAGGATCTGGCTTCTGTCTTTTTTCCTCAACAGCAGGCTCTTAACCTTGCTGATGTCCTAGCTAATCAGGCAAAAGTTCAGAAGGAAAAAGCTCTAGGTATCTCACCTTCTGATGGGGCTAGTGCTTTTGGAATTCCTGGAGAAGCTACCTCAAGTCCTTATGAAGCTCTTATGTCACAGCTTCAGCAGCAGATTAACAGTATTAATTCACAGAACTATCTTACCCCGCTGGAGCAACTTAGGAAACAGGCTACTTCCCAGGTAAGCGCACAGTACGATCCTCAAATTCAGGCTCTACAGGGCGAGATGAGTATTACTCGTCAGCGTGGAGAAAAGAATATTGGACAAGTACGTCAGATGTATAGTGATCTGTCTAAGGATATTGCTGGCCAGCTTCCTGGTATTACATCTGATATGAAGGCTTCTCAGGATCAGACTACACAGCAGTATGCAGCTGATAAGGCTGATCTACAGAAGAATTATGATCAGCAGGCTGCCCAGCAAGATGCAGTACTTAAACAGCTCGGCATTACTGCGGCAGCTCCTGACGCTTCTGCGCAATCTAATGCTGATAAATCTTATTTTACGCAACAGCAGTCAGCAGATAAGCAAGCTACTATGGACGCTCTAGCGCAGATTCAAGCTGGAGCTGAACAATATAATCAGCAGTCAGCTAATAATGCTAATCTGGCTGGTTCTAACGCTGCTACGGATATTCGTTCTCAACTTGAAGATTACTTGCAGCAAGCTGGCGGTCAAATGTCTGCGTTGCAAAGTGGTAAACAATCTTCTATCGCTGCATTGCTTTCTCAACTTCAATCAGCAGATCAGCAATCAGCTCAAGCTCGACAGCAGCAAGAACTTGCTAATACTATGCAAATGAATAATTTCCAGCTTAATGCTATGAAGGCTTCAGGCGCATTTGATAACTCATCTTCAGGAAGTGACTCTCTTTTTAAGGGCACCACTGGTCTTAGTGGGGCTACTAATTATCTTGCTGAAGCTTATCCGGATTCACCTTCCCGCGCTTCTGCTCTGAGTTCTTTGGTAGCATCCGTTCTTTCTGATCAAGAGGTTCAGCAAGGTAAGCAGACAGTTAAAGATCCTGTTACCGGACAGGATAAGATGATTGATATTACTCCGGAAAAGATAATTCAGCTTATTCGGGAACAAGGTATGCAGAAAGGTTTTCAGGACGCTGATCTTAATAATGCCATCAACGCATATCTTGCATACGCTGGAAAGTTGAGGTAATTAATGCTTGAGGGATGGAAACCGCTCGACCTTAGTATGCTTGTCCGTCCCGACACAAGCAGCGAGCGCGCACAATTGGCTAAGAATATTCTTGCCAATACAACTTGGCCATCTCTTGAACAAATGGCTGCAAGTCTTAATAATGCTTCAGGGGAGGGGGCTCCTCATAATGTCAGTCTACTTTCTCGTCTATTCTCTCTACTTCAGACGCCTTTGCATACTATTGCTAATGCAGCAGATGAAGCTCTTGCAGGCCATCAATCAGATGATACCGATAGCGTACTTGATGACTTCGGTAAAACTATTGGAGGAGTCGCTACAGGGGGAGCTAGAGGTTTTGCGGCTGGACTTCGAGGAACTTTTGGAAGCGATGAAGCCGCCTCTGATCCTTCGGATAGGACTGGCTTCGGAGATGTAATTAATCGTTTCTATCTTCATATGCCTACGGCAGAAGCTCTTGATCCAGCTAATAGACAAGAAGTTATTGACCGCCTTACTAAGGCTAAGGTTAATCAGCTTGGGGGAAATGATAAGGGTAATCTTCTCTACATGAATGGCGTAGGGGACTCAGAAGTTCAAGACTTTTTTAAGAAGTCTCAATGGGCAGGACTCGCCAGTGATATAGTCGGTGATCCTACCAACTTTATTAGTCTTCCTGCTAAGGGTGTTAAGGCAGCTACAGAAATAGGTGAAGCTACCGAAGATATAGGTAAGGGTATTAAGTCCTCCCAGGAAGCTCTTAACTCAGGATATGAGATAGCCCCTGTAGACCCTAATAAAATAATCAAACGTACACCTGGTTCTTATCGAATTACACTCAAGCCTGGTACGGTTCAAAACTCTATTGTTAACTCTACAGGGGATATAATTAAACCCCCTGAGTGGTTTAACTTTCCCAATTCTGCTGATGAGATACCCACTAACGTTCCGGTACCTCGGCCAATAGCTCCTGTAGAAGCCCCTGTAGAAATTCCAGCTAATAGTTTTCTTGATGATATAGAATGGCCTGGAGATCCTACACAAAGACAATTGCAAGAAGTTGCTAAGAGCGCTGTTCCTGATTTTGACTCTCTCCTTGGAGATATGGTTAAATCAGGAGAAATGTCTTCTGCACTTCCTAAAACTACAGAAGCGATAACTCCTGTAAAAAATATTGCTGATAAGCTCATGCTCGCTAAACCTGAAGTTCAAGCTAAATTGGCAGGTAAGCTTGCTCGTGACGTTATTGCGCATGTTACTTCAGGACGTAAAGGTTGGCAGTATGAGGTAGCTGACCTTCTTTCAAAGGCGCATGCTCAGGTCAATTTCAATAAGGTTTCAGGTTATCTTGATAAACTTGCTAAGAACCCTGAAGCAGTTAAAAATCTAGCTCGAACGGCTGATGGTCGTAAAAGACTAGTTGGTAATCTTAGCGCTGCAATTGCTGATGATGTGTCTGAAGTAGTTAGTCAATCTCAAAAAGTACAGAAGGCCATTACAGCCCCTGTAGCCGCTGACCAGATAGTAAATAAAATGGCTACAGGTGATCAGGCTATTCTTGCTCGTAGCGCTGAAGTTGAGACTAAAGCGAAAGCTATTGGGCTTAAGCCTCGCTATTTTGAAACTGCTCAAAATATAATCAATCACTATACTGAGATGATTCTGGGTAATAAAGCAGCCGCGGGAATGAAGAATCCTGAAGCTTATAATCGAGCTATTACTTCAGGTAAGAATGTTCGTTATAGTGGTCCTCAACAGTCTCAGATGCTTAATCGTATCATTAATGCTATTCCGCAGTTCAAGCGTGCAAATGATGCTGCGCGTTATGAGACTGCTATGAAGATTCTCAACCTTGTTGAAACTCACTTCATTAGTAAGGGTGCTATTCCTCACTCTGCGGTAGCAGTTAAGGATTCAGTACCTCTCAGGCTTAGTGAAGTTATGGCCGCCGTAGGACCACAAGCTATTGCACGTGATCCTAAGCTCATGACTGAAATTCTTAGGGCTTTTAATCCTAGGAATACTAAGCCTCTGGATGAAATAGTTCAACAGGCTGTTGAAGAAGTTAAGGCTGGAAATGCAGTTAATTCTGCTCCCGCTGTAGACACAGGTATCAAAGCTGGTGAAGAAGCAATTCAATCTACAGGGGATGTATCTCTAGCTCGTATGCAGGAAGCTGTTAATTCAGCAGGTAAAGCTGCTAATGCAATGGCTAACGCTACAGGGGCTGGTGAGACTGGCGCTAAAATAGCTCAGGATTTTATTAAAAATACCTATATGCCTGTAGTAACTATTGATACAGCCATAGCTCGTTCTCATCTTAATACTCTTACTGCGCTAGGTAATGATACTTTTAAAAACTACGCTAAATATGCTAATGGTCCAATTCTTACTCGCGCCATTGTTAGGCAGACTGGCCTTCCTTGGCCTCGTCAGCTTGCTAATAAGATAGAAGCTAAGGTTCCTGAATGGCTTGGGGCTCGATTTAATGCTGCTTATAAAAACATGGATATGCGCGAAATATATCTTCGTGAAGCAGCAACCGCTAAATCTTCTGTAGCTAAGCGTGCCAGTTACATTAATCAGCTTGTTAAGACTTACGGCAGAGATCCTGGTACATGGCGCGATGCTATGCAGGGTGCCCAGGGCTTTAAAATGACTATAGATACTACAAATGAACTTTCAAAGCAACTTATTAAAACTATGGAAAATCTTTTTGGTAGTTCTGGACTTCGATATGGCGCTGCTCTCGATAATGCTGTAGCAGGGCGTTCGCAACTTCTTATGCGTGAACTTAATGAAACTTTGAAGAGGTATGGACTAGGTAATTTTAAATTCATTAAGAGTAAAGATGTTAAGGACGGTATGGGAGGTACTAGGGACTTCTCTAAGGGAATTGACTGGCTTAATTCATGGGAAATTTGGAACATTACTAATCCTATTGATTTTCTTTATCGTATCCAGAACGCTGTAGAAACTGCTGTTCGACAGAAGAATATGTTTGATGATATTGCTGCTCGTTGGGGCAATATTGGGCGAAGTGGGGCTTATAAGGTAACTGTTAATCATCCCCGATTTAATGGAATTTTCTTTACCGCAGAGGATGCTGAGCAGGTTAATAGGTTCTTGAAAAATCTTAAGGAAATTCAGAAGCCTAATTCTAAGCCTATGCAGCTTTTTGATAATGTACTTTCTAAGTGGAAATCATCTGTAACTATTTATATGCCATCTCACCATATTCGTAATCTTATTGGTGACGTGTATTTTAACTGGATGGCTGGAGTTAACTCTACTCATGCTTACACTAAAGCTCTTTCAGTTATGCGCGCTCAGAAGGGCAAATATGAAGGATTGGAAGATATCGGTGATTTGGTATCTCCCATGGCTCTCACTCGCGCTATTATGCGTAAGTCTGATCCTAAATCTGCTGGTGATCGTATTGCACTAACCATGAAGAATGGCACACGTATCACTAATGATATGATTTACGTGTCAGCTTTTCAGCAGGGGCTACTTCCGGCAGCGCGAGTTTTGGAAGATATTCCCGATGATGCCGCTATTTCTGTACTTGATAAATTCAGACCACTAGGAGGTAAGGGTCAAAAGTTTGCCCATAACGTAGCAGAGGGTCGAGATCATTACATCAGGTTGGCTCATTACATAGACCAAATTAATAAGGCTGGACCTGGTGTTACTTTTGAACAAGCGACGCGAAACGCTGCTAAGCAAATTCGTAAGTGGCATCCCGACGGTATGGATTTGACGGCTTTTGAACGTAATGTAATGCGACGTATCTTTCCGTTTTATAGCTGGACTCGTAAAGCCTTGCCTCTTATTATCGAATCTATTGTATCGAACCCTGGTAAAACTATGGTCTATCCTAAAGCCATGAATACTATTCAGCAGTATATGGGAATGGATACCTCCGTAGAGGACCCATTTCCTGTAGACCAGCTTTTTCCTGACTGGATTCGTGATAAAGGTGTAGGGCCCATTTTGGGTGGTCCTGGAAGTTATGGTTTGCTTAATCCTAGCAATCCAATGCTAGATATTGGTGCACAAATGAGTAATCCCCGTGCTTTTGTCGGTGGGATGGTCAATCCAGCACTTCAAATTCCGGCCGAAGTTATGACTGGAGTTAACATTGACACTGGAGCACCTATCCAAGACAAGTCTCAATACATAACTCAGCAGATTCCCGGAATTTCCCAGGCTAGTCGTCTTACTAACGTAGATATTGGTGGACCCGGTCCAAAGTATGAGGATCAGGGCTTTGGAAATACTCAAAACCTTATTAACTTCTTGACTGCTATCGGGTATCTTGATACTGGACCTTATCAAAAGTCGGCTCAATTTGACCTTAAGAATTATTTGAGGAGTCACAGTGGCAATAGCTGACTTCTTGGAAGCTAGGAGGAAAAACCTAGCAAGTAACCCTTATAAAAATTACATGCTTGGAAACTCTAATAGCTTGACCAGCTCGAAACTGGGACAGTCTACAGGCGGATTGAAGTTTAAGTCCCCTGTAGCTGGGGGAGACACTAATTTCGGAGCCTTGCTTAGTGATACAGTAGCAAATGCCGCATCTAGTAGGGCTCAGTTTCAGACTGACTATAACAATCAAGAAATAACTGATCTCGCTGCGGATATTACTCAGAAGTCAGCGGGAAAAATCAACACAAATGAATTTGGAATACCGACCAGTACCAAGCCTGACTTTTTTAGTTCTTTTAAAGATCATCTGAGTTCAATTAATAACACAGGAAAACTTGCGCTACAAACAGAACAAGCCAAGTCTGCATACAGACAAGCTGTAAGTATGCAAAACTTGGCTGGTTTTTCTGTTGTGCCAGGTACTACCCAATTTTATGATGCTAATGATTTGCCTGCTGGAGCTAGTAAAAATAACCCTGGTGCTCAGGCTGTAGCATCAGCTATGACTGCTTATAAAAACCATACTCCATATGTTTGGGGTGGTAATTCGCTTACTGGGGGAGTAGATTGCAGTGGGCTTGTTCAACAGGTTTACAAAAAACTCGGTATCAATCTTCCCCGTACTACGTATCAGCAAGCGAAAGCTGGCAAAATTATCTCCACCAAATCACTACTCCCCGGAGATTTGGTGTTCTATAACACCGGTTCACGTGATCCAAACGGGATCGGAACATATGGACACGTTGCCATTTATATCGGAAATGGACAAGTAGTTCAGGCGTATAACACTAAGAAGGGGATTATGGTTACTTCCCTGACTTATGCTGGTCAGCCTTCTTTGGGGGTTAGGCCATGGTAGGAATTAATGTACCTGATCCTAACTTGTCACAAGACTTCTACAGCCGTCTACAGCGGATTGTGAACTCAGGTAACTACGACGTACCTATGAAGTTGCCTGATCCTCCTAAACCTAGTGTTGCTAATTACAACGTTGGCGTAGGTGGAAACTACAACACAACAAGTAGCTCTACAGGGGGTATGAACCAGCTCGATAGAATTATCAAAGCTATTAAAGGTCAGGAATCAGGCAATAACTACAGCGCTAGGAACTCTATGTCTGGAGCTTCTGGCGCCTACCAAGTAATGCCGTCCAATATCACAGGCTCTCATAGTGGCTGGGACTGGGAAGCTCTCGGTAGAGATGTTTCTATGTCTGAGTTTATGAATAATCCTGCTATACAAGACTCTATTGCCCGTTACAAACTTAACCAGTACCTTAGTCAGTACGGAGCCGCTGGAGCCGCTGTAGCTTGGTATGGAGGACCCGGAGCAGTTAAGAATATGTATTCTAAAACTACCCAAGCCGGGGGTTATCCTTCACTTTACGACTATTGGCAGGCGGTACTTCGGCGAATGGGTTAGTGATGCCTACAAGAATAGAGCCAGAGTCTTTTAGAGAGGTAGCTATACTTCTTGAAAACTTGCGTGAAGCTATTATTAACGTACGAACAGATCATACCGATCTGAAGACAGAACTTTCTGTAGATATCGCTACCGTTAAGACTGAACTTACTGATAAGATAGATAAGATCACAGAAATGTTGGAGGAAGATAGAAGGAAAGAAGAGATGGCTAAGACTCAACGAACCTTCCTTATCATTTCTGCCTTTATCGGTCCTCTTGTTGTTTCATTTTTCGTTAACGCTGCGGGGATTGGAAAACTATGACGAAACTCACTTTTACTAAGGAACCTGTAGCTTATATAGGTCTTGCTATTCTTATCTTGCAGATTCTACAGGCGATATATAAGGGACAGCCTCTTGAGGGTTTTTCTGATTCACTCCTTACTATCGGCGGGACCATTATTACGCGACAGCTCGTAACCCCTGCCATTGGTAAGACTAAGCGCCAGTTTGAGATGGACCCTGTAGAGGAGACTGACCCTCATGCCTAACATGTGGATGCCCGGAGCTATTAAGTACGACCTTGGTGTAAGGGCTAGAGGTGAGTGTGACTCTAGCGCTGCACCTAAGGCTATTGCACATATCACGTGGGATCGTAATGCTACTAAGAATAAGCCTCAACTTCTTGTACCTTTCAGTAACCTTGTTAATTACTTTACTGGTGATGGTAAGGGTAAGTCATCACACCTGCTTTGGAATCCGTTTACTGGGCAGGTAGGTCAGTTCTTTCCTGCGGATTCACGTAGTATGAGCCTGGTAGATTTGTCTGGAGGAATTAGGACTAATCGCGCCGGTAAGTACGTTATTCAGATCGAAGCTCTGTTCTTTCCTTGGTGTATGATTAATGGTAAGGTTTATGAGAAACTTACTGATACTCCCTGTAAGGGTTGGGGAGCTATTCAGGAATGGACTGAAAGTCTGGGAATAGCTTCAATTTGGCCAGGCGGTAAGCCTAATGGCTATAGCCGGGACACAGTTAGCGCGAGCTTCTTTAATTCTCATAGTGGCTGGTACGGACATAATCAGGTCCCGGAGAACACCCATACTGACCCCGGTTATTGGCCTAACTTCATCAAGAATGACGGTGGAGATAAACCCCAGGGCGTAACTGGTAGCACAATAGTTAACGTTCCTGCTTTCCCTGGACGTCAGTTCTTTGTCGTTGGGGCCAATAACAAGTACGTTACTGAAGTAGATAAGAACCTAATTCGTTTGGGCTTCACTAAGCACAACGACGGTAATGGTTACCAGGCCGGTCCTCGCTATACGACTTATACAAAGTCCAACGTTGCCGACTTCCAGAGGTCAAGGGGTTGGTCTGGAAGTGACGCAGATGGGCTTGTAGGGCCTCAGACATGGCATGATTTGTTTACGGTTAAGCATTAAATACATAGACAAAAACCCTATGGCATGTGCAACAAAAGCACTTGACATAGGGTTTTTTAGTACTAAAATAGGTCTATGGGGACCGCTATAGACCCCTTTGCGTGGAAAACGCTAGCAGCATGCAAGGGGAAGAAGACAGCACTATTTTTCGAGGAACACGCTAGACAAGGATATACAACGATATGTCCTGAATGTCCTGTTAAAGATATGTGTTTGGAGACGGCTCTACTATATAATCTTGAAGGTGTCTGGGGCGGTATGTCTGATAGGCAGCGAAATAGAAAATTCAGCAAAGAATATCGTGAATCACTACGTGATGATGCCATAGAATCGGGTACCTTTGTTCCTGGACTAAAGCTTTAGATAAATAAGAAAACCCCCTGTAGAGGGTCAAGACTCTACAGGGGGTTACTTTTACTTTACTTGCCTTCTCGCAAACCAGAAACTAGCTCACAGGGCTTACAAACATTTACCCAATGACCAGGTGAGATTTCGTGTTTAATAGTTTCTTCTTTTTCTTCTCCACAAGCCCAGCACTTTTTAGTCATCTTCTATAACCTTCTTTGCAGCTTCTAGAGCAGCAGGTCCTACAATCTTGGGAATCTTATTTCCCCAGCGCTCACTATCGGTTCGTCCTACAGGGTTCCAATCAATCCCCAAACGTTCGAGCGCGTTAGCTCGGCAGAGTTCTGAACAATACTGGACAGCGACATAGGTACTAGAGAAAGGTAGTTCACACTCTTTACAAATCTTATCTTTAAAACCAGCTCCCTTACCCTGTACATAATAGAGAACTGATTCAGCCTCAAGCTGTCGCCTAAGACCAGCCTCGGCACTTTGTTCAGGTGTAGGAATACTGATAGCGCTAAGATCGATACCTAGAATTTTAGCGGATGCTTCAAGTTTAGCTTTAGTAAGACGGCTAGATTTACGACGAGGTGGCATATTTACAACTCTACTTCGATGTTGGTCATGTCATTTACCAATTTCTTAGCTTCTTTAATTAGATTTTCTTTTTGTCCATCATTACAGTCATCCCATTTATTTGAAGAAATAATAGCTAGGATTGATTGTAGAGCAATATACTCCTCATAAGAAACAGTGAATGTGACTTCTAGTTTTGTTTGCATATTAAAGATCCAATACAGGGTGACGACGAAGCTTGTTATTAATTAGCCAGTAAACGCCATGAGCGTAAGCTGAATTCTGATCAGGAGTATGTTTCTTAGGATTATAAGGTACTTGAGCCCATTTACAAGCTTGAGACAAAATAGAAGAGGGTTGTGTATGTAGTGGTACATCCATTATCTGAGCCGCCAACTCAACAGCTCCATAAGCGCGGGAGGCTGGCATATCTGAACCTGATTGTTCAAGAGCTTTATCTTTACGCAGCCAGAAGCCTTCAATAATAAAAGCTTCTACAGGCTCATAGGTATTGGTAAAAGGAAGCTGGGACTGTTTGATGTGAATACCTAGATAAGCTCTGAGGTCCTTTTCCTGTAGAACGCCTTTGCTTCTGTCCGATCCATCATTATTAAATGTTGCAACGCCACAGCGTTTACCTGGATCGATTGCTACATACATTTCGCTCAATCTTCCCTAGCTTTTTGCAGTTTTTACACCATGTCAAGGTGATGTCGGGGAAATTGAAACTTTTCTTATCAAAGTAGTCTAGAGGATTTCCACAATCACTACAATCAGGCAGTGAGTCCCCAAAATTCAGACTCGACGTTGAAATTGACCCCAAAGTCCTTCTCCCTCTTAACATCTTGCATAAGCTCCTTAATCATCGGTTCAAAGTAATCGACCTTGTTTTCCTTGATTTCAAAGAGAACTGAGTCATGAACCTGTAGAAGCATACGACACTCTGAATTATCCAACTCCTTAAACAGTCGGATCATGGCGCTGAATACAATCTCAGCTCCACCACCCTGAATAAGAGAATTGAAAGCCTTATGAGTTTCAGACCGGTAATCAAACCTACGACGACGACCGGTCCAGTAGTTAATATAGAGTTCACGGTAAGCTTTATCGTTGACGCGTTTAGCTAGATTGACGATATCGTCATGGCTAGCTTCCCACTCTGCGATGAATTTAAGAGCTTCCTGAGGATCTCCGCCAAGTAGATAAGCAATCTTAGCCTGTTGCGCTCCAAACATTTTGGCATAAGTAATAGTCTTACAGCCCTGTCGAGGAAGATCTAGTTCCTTAGACATCATAGTGAAAACGTCTGGAAACTTTCCTGTCTCATCTGGAGGAGAGTTGAATACTTCAAGCCAGTTTCGCTGTGCAGCATAAGCGCTTGCCAGTCGCAATTCCAACTGCGAATAGTCAACGTTGAGTAGAACATATCCAGATTTTGCGATGAACACCTGCTTAAGCTTACCATTCCAGCGCTTTTCTGATTCTTTCGGGATCTGTTGTAGATTAGGCTGTCTACAAGATAGACGCCCGGTTTTTGTGCCATGAAGCCAGTAATTAGGTCGCAATCGTCCATCAGGGGAGAGGAGTTCCAAGTAAGGTTTATAATTAGATGAAACAGTTTTCTGCCACCCACGGTATTCCAAGACCAGCTTGGCTGTATTTCCGAATTCATCAACACGAGCCTCCAACATTTCATCATATTCAGCCATAGCATCCTTATTAAAGGACGGCTTACCACTTGGAGTTCTAGCTACTACAGGCATCTCCATTTTCTTAATAAGAAGTTCTTCAAGATCCTTAGGTGAGCTAGGTTTAAATCCTCCCAATTCTCGCTGAATTTGAATCATTCGACCAGTACCAATGGCAGCTTCACGCTTAGCCATCTCCTGGTCAATTAGTACACCACGGTTTTCCATAGCCATTAGTACTTTCATTTTTTCACACTCACGATCCCATAGATTAGGAATCGTCGATGGGGGAGTGAAGGCCATTTAAGACTTATCCTCCGAAAAGCCCATCATAGCCCATAGTTCTTTCTTCAACTTATTTTGAAGATCACTAGAGCTACTTTCATCAGCAATACGTACCACAATTGAATAAGAACCATTGCTAAGGTTTAGCAATTCTTCTCGCGCGTCAATAGCAGCTTGTGGAGTTGACCAAACACTCTCAATAGGTCCATGTGTCTGGCCACTAACAATAATATATACTGCAATTTTATCACTCATGAAATCCCCCACAGCATTTACATGCATCTATAAACATGTCAACGGCAAATTTTTCTAGATCCTGTAGAAGCTTAGTTAGATTTTCGTCTTGTTCTACAGTAAACCACTCTTCACGTAGAAACTTGATAAGTGTCAGAACTTCGCGCTCATTGACAATAAAAGGTTGATATCCGGGAGGTAGTTTAATAACTACTTCATCAGGATCGTATACCTCTACAGGGATGAGCTTTTCTTGTTTATCTTCCTGTTTTCTTTTCCACAGGCCCATCAAAGCCAGCTTCCACAAAGAAAGGATAGATTAGATTGAAGAGCATACGTGTACGGATAGCATCTTCAGTGGCGTATTTAGACATCGCGCGAGCTGGAAAGTCAGGTGACCACCCGTAAATATTGAACATAGCTTGCCATACTGGATCTTTTACCTTACCATCTGGTAGATGTAGCTCATTCTTGATAAGCCAATCCAATCCCTTAGGCTTATTCTCATTGAGCATATGACACATGATCATAGTGCAGTAAAAAGGTATGTCAAAAACATCCAAACCAGCAGTAGCCAGGCTAGGGATATCAAACTTAGCATTATGATAACCAAGCCTGCGACGACTTTTGATGATATTGAATAGTATTGTCTTCTGAGCATCTGGAATGTTATCTTCTGTATGAGCTACAGGAAAATAGGCGCCTTTAATCTCTCCCTTATACTCAGCTGCAATAGAGATACCGATACAAAAACCACGACCATCTCTGATATCTTCAGCATTAGTCTCGGTATCGATAACAAGAAACGGATCAGCCAGCGCGCAGCTAAGAGTAGCAGATCGCTGTTTCTGTAGCTCTTCGTTAGAAATCAAATCCACTCTTAGTCTCCTTAGTCTTAGGAGCACTACGCTGCTTAGGAACTTCAGCCTTAGCTACAAGTTCACCAGCAGTATATCGACGGAACATTAGAGTTTCTTTGTCTAGCTTAGCTGAAGTTCTAGCATTATCTCCAGTAAATCGAGTTTTAAGATAAGTTAGATTAGCGATATCACTTAGTGCACCAGTCTCTTCATTTTTCTCTCTACTTACTGCAATAATTGCACTAGCGTCCTGTTGAAGTGCCTGCGCTCCAAACATGTCATCAATATCGGCTTCTTTAAAACCATGCGATGGAATAGATTTACGTGGGTGATGAATAACAATCATAGCTGTATCAAGTTCATTACGGATACGGTAAATCATTTCCATAGACTTAGTTACTTCAGACTGAACATTCATATCCTGAGCGATAGCCTTAGTAGCTGAATCCACAAGAATGATGTCTGGGTTAAGGTGCTCAATTGTAGCGATAAGCCGGGTAATATGTTCCTGGTTATAAAACTTTAGAGGTAGATACTGTTCATTCTCACGAGCTGCATAAGTAAAGAAATTCTCTTCAACAAACTTCAACTCAGTCTCATTAAAAGCTTTGTCCTGCTTAAAGAAAAACTCCTTTAGTTCACCTACGTTCATTTCCAG